TTAAGCCTTTACAACTAGCACCATATAAGCTTTTTCGTCATAATCTGGATTAATTTCAAGAATATTGTAATCTTTATCTTTCCATCTTAATTTCATATCGCCATCAATAGCATAATCTTGCTGTTGGCGAATCACAACTTCTAATGAATTTTGATATTCTGTATCAAATTGCGCTTTTATATCTTGAATAAATTGTGTACGCACCTTAGCCCAGCAAGAAAACAATTCTTTTTCTTCGGTCATACCTGCTTCGGGTCCGTCAGATTCAACCAATTCAATAAAAGTCACACGTTCTTGTAACTCATTTGGATGATTCACTATCGGCATGCCACGCACTTCCTCTCAATTGCTGAATTAAGCTTGTTACTGTAAATGGTATGTGTTCAGTATTTGCTACTTGCTGATTAATATACCAATGTTGCACTAATAATGACACTGCCCAATCAAATTGTTTATATTTCTCATAGTCTTGTTTATTTAATTGACTATCTACCGCATGAACCACATAACTTTCAGCTGTGGCAATAAGTTGCTCTAATAAATTATCGTCCATGCTATGGTCAATTCGTAAACTGTTTTTCACATCATCAACTTTAACCATATTTTTTTCACTCCCTATAAAAAAAGCGGGGAACACATTCATATGCATTCCCCAGATTTATAACGCCCGCTTTATTTAGCAGTGACACTTGCGCTATCTGCTGTTGTTTCAACATTTGTCACTTGGGGCGGCGTTACTCCCCCGCTCCACCATTATCAGGTGTAAATTCAACGTATACAGAAGCTTCTTCGTCAATCTTTTCATAGTCGTTACGGATAATAGCCGCAAGTCCTTGAGAATAGAAGTCGAATTTTTCCCATTGGGTCGTAACTTGATTACGACGAGCCACAAAGACCGACTGCGCAATATCACCTACAACCATTGGATAAGTACCTTGTTTTGGATTAGCCAGCAATTTATCACTAACTAACGCAACTGGAATACCGAACAAGCTTCTTCCACTTGGCGCTGTTACATCTGGTTGCAAGAGATAACGACCGTCAGAGTCTTTTAATGTGTCTAAATGATTGAAGCCTGATTGATTCAAAATCACGGTTTTATCTAATGCAGGGTCTAACGTTACATTATGGATGGCTTTCAAGTCGTCTAATGTTGCCGCTGTTTGTTTCGGGAAAGTCTTCAGCAAATCAATAATATGTTTATTGTCTGTGTTATCTACAAGCTTACTTAATTGGTCTTTGACTTCTTGCACAATATTCACTTCTGAATCTTCTACGACTTCATTTGATAAAGCAATTTTAACAGCACGTGTTTCTACTTTATAATCCACATTAGCAAACAGGTCAGCGTCAATGTCTTCAATTTCTGCTAGTTCTTCTTTTGTGGCCAAAATGGCTTCTTGATTCGTTGCTACTGGATAAGTTCCTTGACCATTTGAAACAGTTTTTACGGTCGCATATTGCGCTAAATTATAATCAGAACGCTTCAAGTCGAATACTTCGCCAATGACTTCGCTGGGTACAACGGCAGCCGCATTTTCGGTACTGACCCCGTCACGAACTTCACCTTTAGAACGAATGTATTCTTCATAGCCTCGTACTTCTGTATTTTTGTCATCAATTAATGTCTTTTCCATGTTATTAGCTCCTTTTTGTTTTTCTTGTTGTTTCTTCATGAATCTATTATATGAACGCTTGTTCACTTGTACATTAGGTGAATCATAAGCGGGCATGGTTACCACACTTATTTCTGGAATATTCTTAATATTTTTAATGCTGCGTGTCACTTCGCCGCTTTCTTCGTCTTCGTCAAAAGAATCAATGCCTAACTCAAAGCCAAAGCTCATAGAATCCACAACACCCGTTGAAACATTTTCGTACACGTCTTTTGCATAAGTTGTATCATTCAACGTTGCTTCAAAATGCAATCCCACGTCATCAACTTCAATTTTTAACGTATCATTTTTTACAGAGGCTAAGGGCTTGCTATAATCATGGTCATATAGCAAGAAACAGTTAGAAAAATCAACGTCTTTTAATGCTTCAGGCGTAATAACTTCAACAAAGCCCCCTAAATCCTTGCTAGGCTCATCAAATTTTAGTGCATACCCACTAATGGTTTTTGTTTCTTCTTCGCTTTCCTCGTCCTTGTTGTCCACTTCTTTTTCTTTTGCTTCCAACTCGGCTTCTTCCGTCAAGCGTTTTTCTTTTTCTTCATCATTGTTCGCCATTGTCTGTGTTCTCCTTTCGTTGATACTCTTCTAAAGTATCTAAATATGTGTAATTCAAACTTGCTAACATACGATCGCCACCCTCCACAGGTGGAAGTCCTACCCTTGAACGTCCTTCATTAATCGTAATCAACGAACCTTGGACTTGATTCAAAATGTTTTTTACTTTGGTATCTGGGTCGCTTTCTAACATACGGTCAACATTGAAACGAAAATTAGTTTCTAGCTTTCGATTTAATTCACTGGTAAAACAATTAAAGTAATGAATTAAGGTTTCTTTTACGTAAATCAGATTACTTTGTGAAGTATTACTATGCGTATTTTCCACCCCTAAACGTTCTACGGGAATACGGAACGCTGCCGCAATTTGTCGGCTTGTCCAATCGTGTGAGTTGGCTAACTTCAACACATCTGTATTAATTTCTAAGTTTTTGTAGTCCATTGATTCATCTAAAATAATGGTTCTCAATGTATTGTCGCCATTGTCTGCCCCGTTAGCTTCTTCAAATTTTTCTCGAATATTTTTCTTGGCTTCATTGTCTAAATCAGCTTTATTTACTTTTAAGATGCCATTACCATTTACCCCACGAGAAAAGAAATTACTAATCATTTTGTTACCTGTCTTTTGAATTTTCATTTCATCACGCAAGGCATAGAGCGGGCTTAATCCTGTCAAACCATCTTGTGTAAAGAATTTAAAGTGTAATATATCTTCAGGCTTTACACGTCGCTTTTTCTCACCAACGTTATAACGTAATTCCCCGTTATCAGTCTGTGTAACCGTTACTGAAGAGTTTGGCAATAATTCGATTGCTTGTATCTTGTTACCTTTTCGTTGAATCTCCGCAAAGCTATTGCCGTTTAACAACATGTTGACAGCTAATGCAAACTTTAAATGCCAACCGTCCATCACTTCATTAGG